GAAACCTATTGAGCTAAGGATGCTTATAGATTCTTTTATGAGACAGACAGACGCACGATGGCTTGTCCACGTGATACATGACGGTCCTGCATCGGAAGAAATAAAAAAAGTAATCTCATTATATTCAGAAACAGGGAAGGTGGATTACCATGAGACAAGCGAGAGGATTGGGGGATTCGGGCACTCTAATCGCAAGATGATGCTTGAAAAAATAGAAGGACAATATGACGATTATGTTCTTATGACAAATGACGACAATCAGTATGTGGCAAGGTTTGTGGAGTATTTTTTGGGAGAATGCATGGCTGATGTAGGTATGGTCTATTGTAATACGATTCACAATTACCTTCAATATGAAATACTATACACGGAGATAAAAGAAAATAAGATTGACATGGGTTCTTTTATTGTCAGGATGGATGTGGCAAAAAAAGTGGGATTCAAACACAATCATGTGTCTGCTGATGGTGCCTATGCAGAAGAGTGTGCAAGGGAGTGTGGCAGGACAGGACTAAGAACGGTGAGGATTCCAAAAGCCCTCTTTATTCATAATTGAAATGAATAACATAACTCTTTTAAAACGCTATTATAAAGAAATTGATCCCCGCATACTCGCACAGTATCAGGATGCGGAGAAGAGTATCTGGGTCAATACCGGGGATAAAGACTTAATCCCGATAGAGATATTATTGCCCGACCCTCCAGAGCCTCACCTGATAGATAATTGGGGACTGCCTGCAGAGAATCAGATGTGGCATCCACCGAAGATTCCTCGGAGGTTGAAAGAACTCCAATCCAAATATGAGACCCTTGATGATATATGGAACGAACTGGAAGAGCATGCGGATATTTATGAAGAGGAGATAGCCTTCATAAAACTGCAATGGGACAGGAGGCTTCACGGCTACTGGTTCTATAATAACGGTGTGCCTACATATATTGACGGATGGCATTATTTCTATTGCGGGTGGTGGCATATTGATGTCGGACTGCCGAAATACCGTGACAGGGACAGGCGTTTTTTCCTCTTTGCCCGTAAGATTTATACCGAAACCAAGTATCCCAGGTGCGATGAGAACGGCTTTGCCATACAGGACTCAAAGGGCAGATATGAATGGATAGAGACCGGTCATCGCCTATTCTACGGATTCAACTATCCCAAACACAGACGTGAGGGAGCCACATATAAGGCTGAATGCATCAATTATGAAATTATAAGCCGTACACTCGGGGCGTGGGGAGGCATACAGTCTATGAACGATGTCCAGGCTCGCAAGTGTTTTCTAAAGCATCTTGTGGGGCCATGGAAACAACTGCCGTTCTTCTTTAAGCCTAATTATGAAGGCTCTACTTCGCCAAAGACAGAACTGTCATTTACGCCTCCGGCAATAAGGCTATCATCACGGGGAGCATTGTCTAATTCAGAGATGGGACTGGAGTCCAAGATAGATTATGAGATGGCAGACCCCTCCGCCTATGACGGTGATAAGCTCTATTTCCACCATGACGATGAAGTGGGAAAGTTAAAGAAAGGGCTTGACTGCTGGGCTCGCCATGCAGTCGTAAAGGAGTGTCTTGCCATAGGAGGAAGCATAATAGGATTCACCATAAAGACATCCACGGTTGGTGAGATGGAGAAAGGAGGAGGCAGGGCATTCAGGGAGCAATGCCTGATGAGCAACTATTATGAACGCAACCTCAATGGACAGACGAAATCAGGGCTTGTAAACCTATTTATGTCTGCCGATGACGGGTTGGAGGACTTCATTGACCCTTATGGCATGAGTATCATAGGGACTCCTGATAAGAAGCAGGCAGAGTTCATTGGCAGGAAGATAGGAGCAAGAGAATATCTTCTGAACATACGGTCATCATATACTGCCGATCAGGATAAGTTGTCTGAACAGATAAGGCTTTATCCCTTGAGATTTGCGGAGTGTTTCAGGACATCCACCAAGGCGTCGGGATTCAATATGAATAAACTGGAGACTTATATTGATAACCTGTCATTGACAAAACAGGCAATAGTAACCGGTAATTTTGTTTGGGAGAACAACAAGAGAGACACCAAAGTTCTTTTTGTGGAGAACTCGCAGGGTAAGTTCAGGGTGAGCCATCAGTTAAATGATTACGAGGCTAATCTTAAATTCCGGAACGAAGAAGACGGCTCGTGGATGCCAGGCAACACTCAATGGGGATGTGCAGGGGGAGACCCTTTTAAATTCAATATTGTAAAGAGCAACCGCAAGTCCAATGGAGGCGGTGCGGTGATCCGCAAGGGTAAGATCAAAGACGGCGACTTTTCCATGAAGCGCAAGTTTGTATGTACCTATTCATACCGCACATACGACAAAGACATCTATGCAGAGGATATGCTTATGATGTGCATTTATTATGGAGTTCAGATGTTCCCCGAGATAAATGTGCCTCTGTTATGGGATTACTTTGAGAAGAGGGGATACGGAGGCTATCTCAGGTACAGGATTGACCCGAGGACATTTGAGTTCAGCAAGACACCCGGCGAGCAGACGGGAGAGAAGATAAAACAGAGTATCTTCAGCGAGTTTGATGCATGGATAGAGAACGAAGCCTCACAGGAGACGCATATAGAGATTTTGGAGCAATGCAGGGATATTGATGGGCCGGAAGACATGACCAATTATGACCTATTTACGGCAGGGGGATATGCCCTTCTTGGCACGGCAGACATATATGACGAAGTGGAGAAACTGGATGAGAAGGAATACACCCTTGATAATTATTTGAAGAAAAGGACTTATAATATCCCAAATAAATACTAACTTTGGGGGAAATTTAAAGTAGAGATGCCATTTAACATTTTAAAATACGGTTCGTCATCATGCCCCTTCCCGTTGGACGACATAGACCCTAAATTAAAGGACACGGAATGGAAGAGAAAATGGTGTGAAGCTATCTATGCTTCATGGAAACAGGGTCGCGCAGCCATCCCTTATGACCTCATTGATGAGTTTCAACTACTCAGGGATCTCGCAGCCGGACGGCAGGATATTCTTCAATACATGAAGATACTACTCGATGAGAGCGATGACAAGGGCGAGTCAACGGGATATATGAATATTAATTGGGATGTCCCGGCTATCATGCCTAAATTCCTTCGCATAGTGGAAGGCATGCTTGAGCAGACAGATCATCAGGTGGTGGCTACGGCAGTTGACCCATCAAGCACCAATGAGAAAGAGGAAGCCCGCTTGGATATGGAATACCGCATGAAATTCAAGGAGATACTTGGATATATCAATAATGCGATGGGGGTGGACAAGACGGATGAGTATATACCCGATTCACTTGAAGAACTTGAGTTATATGACGGAGCGGGAGGCTTTAAGCTGTCAAAGGAGATGGAGATAGAGGAAGCCCTCGATTATTCCTTTTATATATCCGAATGGAAAGAGACGAAGAAGAAACTCATCAGGGATGCCTGTGAGATAGGGTACCTGGCAACAAAAGACTATACCGACCAATACACCCGAAAGGTAAAAGTAAGATATGTTGACCCGGCACGATTCATAGGACAGTATTCAAGATTCTGGGATTGTCATAATATGGAGTATTGTGGTGAAGTGATAAGGGTTCTTATCTCAGACCTCCGTAAGCTCAACCCCGAACTGCCAGAAGAAGTATTAAGGAACCTTGCAGAGGAATACAATGGCATTGGAGGCAACATAAGGCTTGGGGAATATACTTACAACTCAGAACTGCATTGCGCCAATTATGATACTTTCCTCGTGGATGTGATGGATGCGGAATGGATGTCCGTCAATAGCACCTATAAGACAAAACGCAAGACGCAGTTTGGAACAACGATATTGTTCGATGAGGAATGGGGAAAGGTAAGGGACTCGGAGAAGAAAAAGACTCAGAAATTCGATATAAAAGTCGTCTATAAGGCTAAATGGATAATAGGCACTGACTTTATCTATGATGACGGCCTGCAGTTCGATGTGCCTCGCCCGGGGAAGAAAGAAGTGGAGTTGTCCTATCATCTCTATAAGCTGCCTTACAGGTCGCTTGTGAGCCTCTCAGAGACATTCATCCATCAGATGTGCCTTGCGTACTATAAGCTACAGAACGCTATCGCTATGGCGGCACCATCAGGGCTTGCAATAGAATTTACTTCATTACAGAACATGGCACTTGGAGGCAAGAAACTTGATCCTCTTGACCTTATAAAGATAAAGACACAGACAGGTACATTGCTTTTTAAATCCACAACACATAAGGGAGTAGCAAATGTACCGGCAAACTTCCGGCCTATTCAGGAATTAGTCGGAGGTATTGGCCCTCAATTAAAAGAATTTATTGACATCTGGGAGTTCAATGCAGGTGCGATAAGGGATATAACGGGGATAAATCAGGCGGCTGATGCATCAAGTCCTGATCCGAAAGCACCGGTGACAGGATCAAAGATGGCTCTTGCGGCAACAAATAACGCTTTAAGACCTATCTACGGAGCATATCTGACCATCAAGGAAAGGACGGCAAAGAACATGTCGCTCAGGATTCAACTCCTTATAAAACACGACAAAGAGGCTTATAAGGGATATATGCCCGTACTTGGCTCTATGGGAGTAAGGATAATAAGTGCAAGTGCGGATGTGGTGGATGCCGATTATTACATCAAATATGAGGCAAAGCCCACCGATGAGAGGCGCGATGTCATTATGAAGGCGGCGATGCAGGCACTCACCCCTGATAAAGACGGCTCAACAGGCATTAACCTTGCAGACTTCCTTATGATAGACAGGATATGCGAGGCAGGAAACCTTAAATGGGCAGAGGCATTCCTTAATATGAAAAGCAAAAAGAATAAGGAGAAACAGTTACAGCTACAGAGGGAGAATATGCAGCTGGACGCAAATAAAGCTAATCAGGCTGCCGAGGCAAAAGAAAAACTATTACAGGCAACCGAGAAAGTAAAGACCGATGAGGCGTTGAGGCTTTATGAAGGGAAGAAGATGATTGACGAGAAGTATGCTCAGGCAGAGCAGGAGCGCGAGAAAGAACTCATACAGCTAAAGGGAAGCATGGGACTTGTTCAGACAGTAGGAAGGGCTCATGCAAACGCAGAGGCAGAGAAGAGTTTGCAGAAATAAAAATATCTTGTATATTTGTAACCTAATATTTTAAAGCTATGGCAAAAGACGGCAGAGATGATGAAATTGACGCTTTACTCGATGGCAATAACATTGACGTAGAGAAAGTCACGGCACAGATAAAGACTAAGAGGGGAGGTGGCGAACCAATTAAGGCTGAACCCTTAAAAACGGAAGAGCCAATTAAGGCTGAACCCGTAAAAAAAGACATTAAAACAGAAGTACCAAGTCCAGAGACTATCAAGGCTGACATGCTCCGCGAGATGTGGGGAGATCAGTTCAAGACGGTGGAGGATTTTAAAAATGCAAATATACCCGGCCAACTTCAGGAATTGGCGACACTGAGACAGAAGAACCAAGAGCTTGAGACTCAAGTAAAGGCAAAACCACGTCATAATTTCGCGAATGATGACATTGCCAAATACAATGAGTTTGTGCGTGAGACGGGGATAAAAGATGCAGGGATATTCAATAAATTAAACGCTACGGAAGTAGCAAACATGGATGCCATGGATGCTCTCGTCTTGCAGCGTATCGTTGATGACCCTACATTGGCAGGGAAGGAACCACAGGTACGAAGGAGTTTCGAGAGGAAATTCAATGTGGATCATTCAAAAGTGGATTCTGGAGACCTTACCCAGGAAGAATTTGATGATAACCTTATGGAGGTGAACTCGGAAGGGAACAAAGCCAAGGTTAGACTTCAAGAGCTGAAGGGTAAGATCAAGATGCCAGAGATTCCGACAGAGTTACCTCCGGAAGTAAAACCAAAATGGACGCCTGAGATTGAGAAGGCTCAGAAAGAAGGATGGACTAAAGTTAATGAAGCCATAGTAAAGGAATACTCATCTATCCCTATACTCATGGAAGGCAGCAAAGACCCTATAACCAACTTTGCATTGACAGAGGAGGCAAAAAAGGTCTTAATGGACAATGCGCTTAATTTTGTCGTTGGCAACCAGATGGAAGTCAATGAGGCAAATGTTAAGAATGCAGCCACACGGATGTATGCCGATACGATACTTTCTAATATGGGCAAGATCGCACACGCCATATTTGAACGTGCAAGGTCTATGACAGAAGAGGAGTACCTTAAACTTTACAGCAATCCTTCATCCAAAAACAACGATCAGCCTCCTGCACAACAGAAGGAGCTATCGGATGAGGAAAAGGCCGACAGAGCATTTGAGGCAGAAATGAAGAGGTAACGCATTTTTTTGACAGACAGTAATAACAAGGGGCATTATTAGTATTAACATTTAAAACCGAACACAATGGGACCAGATGCTATTGCACAAATATATGCCTCTGATATAGTTTCAGGCTTCGATATTCACAAGCCGCAAAAACTCAACGTACTCTTTTCAAGGTACGGTGATCAGGGCGCTTCCTTCTTCCAGTTACTCAGATCCATGGGATTTGAAGAACCGGTGATGGGAGACACGTATGGACACTATGAAGAAAATCATATCCATACAACTTTTGTTTCACTTGGAGCTGTGGCCGCAGGCGCAGCCGGAGCAACAGTGAATGTAACACTCGATCCGTCATGTCTTGATGCGAACAATAACTTTTATCCCCGCAGATGGGATGTCGTTATGTTCCCCAATGAAGTCATGGGACAGATCATATCTATTGACAAGACCACAGTGCCTACGGCACCCGTCTTGACAATACAGCCCGTCAATGCAATGGACAATATTCCTGCAATAACGGCGGGCGAGACACTTGTAATCAGGACGGCAGCCTTCTCGGAAGGATCAGGACAGCCCGATTCAGCACTCTCTGGCACATGGGAATATGATAACGATGCTCAGATCATAAAGGAAAGCATTGGTTATACCGGTACAGAGATGGCCAGTCAGGACTGGTTTGATGTGACGAGCAAAGGACAGTCAATACCTGCCTTTTATTTCAAAGGACAGATAGACATTGACTACCGTATGGCACTCAAGATTGACGGTGCTCTCTTATGGGGAAGACGTGGTGATGGTTCAATAACCGATCCTGTAACAGGAAGAGTTGTTAAATTCACCGAAGGCGCTATCCCTTATGTAAGGAGAATTGGTAACGAACAGACCTATACCGTAGGGAACTTCAATGTCACTGAGTTCGATACTACGGCAAACACCCTTGACCGTAATTTTGCAGGAAACTACATATTAGTGTTAACAGGATTGTCTCTCACACAGGACATTGAAAACGCATTGAAGACTTACTTCACAAATACGAATATCGTCTTTGCAAAAGAAGCCGTCAATGATGTTCTCTTCCACAGGGATGAGTCACTGGCTGCATCAGTCAACTTCTCATATCTGACAAAATCGGAAAGGACATTCCTGTTCAAGACATTAGGGACGTTCAATAACCCGCAGATTGAAGGTGCCACCGGTTATGTAGCCAATCAACTTGGCCTTTTCATGCCTATCAACAAAAAGAAAGATCCCGTATCGGGTAACATGGTTGACTCCATAGGAACACGTTACAGGGCTCTTGGAAAATACTC